TATTTGACACATATATTATATATTAAAAGAAGAATTAAATCAACTAATATAATAAGAAATCTTAAAAAGTATTTAATTTCTTATTCTCCATATACTTTTAACATCCCTCTTATACAGCTAATGAAGCCATCTTTTCGAGATAAAAACTTCATCTCACCCTTTTCAGCATAGTTCTTATCATACTTAAACATATCTATCTCACCTCTAATTAGATTACAAGTAGAGAATAGTTTGATCCTCTTTTTAGCAAACTGAAGAGATAACTTAGATACTTGTTCTTCTAAATCATCCTGAATTGATGAGTATCTATCAATAACAAGACTCTCATCATAGTAGTGATATATACCCTCATCAAAGCTACAATCATACACCATACATCCTTTTGAAAAACTTCTTAACTTATTTAGGCCTTCTTCTACTCCAGACTTGAATGCTTGATTTTCGATGATATATATAGTATTAGTGGAATAGTCTATACATGACTTAGCTAACTTCCAGATATCTCCTTCCTTAACAAAGAATACTGTCTTAGTTAAATTAGATACATCTCTTTCAAAAATTATATTCTCATCATTAAAGGATCTACCATATACTGAGAATTGTTTATCTACGAAGACAAACAATACTAACTGAGAAAATGCATCTACTACATCATCAAACTCAACAAAAGGATATACTAGTAATCTCTCTACTAAGTGTCTAAGATTATCACTAAGAACATATGTTTGAGAAAGATTATCCCAAACATCAGCTACAAAGATAACATTTTTTATATCCATATAGAGAGATGCTGATTCTAATCTCTGATATTTAGATTTGGTTCCTGGATTATAAGGATAGATACCAGTTAATTCTTCTTGTAGTTGTTGAATAACAGCTGACCCATTGGCTTTATCTTCTATGATCTGAATAATTCCAGGGAAGGTATCATGTAAAACTCTTACATATTCAACAGATTTAACAAAAGCCATCTTCTTCTCTTTAGAATCAAGAATATATAGAGTTGAGCCCTTTCTCTTGCCAAGAACAGATCCAAAATTATCAGAGTCTTCCTTATCTTTAACTGGGAAATCATGAGAAGCATAGATTAGATCTGCAGAATCAAGTTGACTTTGAACCTCAGTAATTGGTTTGACTATTATCATATTTTTTTTAATAACAGTACTATCACTAGCAATAGGCTTTTGAAGATACTGAGTTTCAAATGTTGCTTCTCCTAGAGATAGTCTTAAAGACTCATAGTCACCAAATCTCTCTGGCCATAAGAAGTCTCCTTTTTCAAAAGTTATTAGTCTCCCTGATAGAGGACAAACAAGAGTTGTTTTTTGGGAAAAGATAGCTTCTAGAACAATAAAAATGTATTGATCAGATAGCTTTTTATCCTTAGACAACCTACCTGTAATATCATTAGGAGCTAGTCTTTGCTGAATATTAAAGATAATACACTTAAAAATATCATTAATCCGAGAAGGCATGGTTCTTGTATAATAAGACCAAGCATTATTCATCTCTTCCATATCTTTTCTAGCTGTTTCAGCATTAGTTAAGTCATCATTTATAATAACATCAGCCCCACGACCTAGTAAAGCATTTCTATTAATACTATATAACTCACCAGCTCTTACATCTTTTAAGAATTTACCACTATTTATTACTATTTTAATCTCAGGGTATAGCTCTTGAAACTCAAAGCTATTTATCAATCTTTGTCTCTTAGTATTAAAGTCTATAGCCAACCCCTCTGTATGAGAAACTGAAACAGCTTTTATTGGGTGATGAAGCCATAACCATACAGGTAGTAAAACGTTAAATATCATTGATTTACTATGTCTAGGAGGAATGTTGATATTGATCTTATTCTTATTTACTCCTCTAATATCTATTATTTGACCATAATTACCAGGAGGAAGAGGTTTTGTATACCACTCCTTCTTAATGTCATCACTTAACCAAGCTCTACATAGATATTCAGCTACTTCACAGAGAAATTGAACAATCACCCCATCTTTGAAAGGTTGAGGATCTACAACATTCCAAAAGTACTTAGCAAACTCATAAAAAGATTTTTTATATAAGCTTCTATATAGAACTCTTTCTAGCTTAGTCATTATTACTCTCCAAAGCCTAGTTTGTCCTTCAATTCTTTTAGATTCATCTTTTTAGTAGATTTAGTTAGAGGGTCATAAACCTCATAAATTGGTTTCTTTAAGCTTTTAACAGATAGAATGGGTTGAGGAGAACATCTACAGTTTGGAAATTCTCCAGCATCTCCATACATATTATCTAAGAAAGGCTTATTCTCTTGAGCATCAGTCCAAAATACTACAACATCTCTCATTTGTCTATGGCTCTCTCTTGTTCTAGGATCATTGTTAGAGCCCCAAATATATGCTGTAGACCCTAGCTCAAAAGATCTTTCTCTTAAGATAGCTGTCTGAAACTTAGCTGTTTCTGTTCTAGCTATAAGTCTAGCATTAATAACTCCTTTTTGTTTTAAGAACTTATAGAATTCATTTCTACCAAGATCTCCATTAATAACTTGTCTTTTGAGAGTTTGAATACTCTTTTGTTTAAGAACTTTGAGAGCTCTTCTAGGGATTGACTTTATCATATCTAAATTCTTCTGAAGAACTTTATTAAAAATGTTTTGTTCATATTTTGAATAGAGGATATTTGGTGATACTAATCCCTCTCTCTTTGCAGTTTCAAAGAACTTTCTCCAAACACCTCTAGTTTTATTGAGACCTCTCTTAGTCAGTATCTTAGAAAATCTCTTAGCAAATTCATCATATAATCTAGATTCATCATATTTAGTAATTGTTTTCGCTATATAATTAGGATCATTAATAATTTTTTTGATATTTCTCTTAGAGAAAACTTGATTCCAAACTTTCTCATATATCTGATTAATTATTTTCTCAATATGCTTATCCATCACTTCACCCTAATATAGGTGATATTAGATTTAGATATAATATAATCACCTATAACCCAGAAAGGATCAGATAGTAAAAGTTCTTCTAATAAGAGTACTTTTTTTCTCTCACTACACTCAATAGTTATCTTCTTACCAAACAACCCCTTACCCTTATTTAATCTGATTATGATTTTTCTATTCATCTAATCACCTCTTTTATTATCTGAGAATAAGATTAATTCTACTTGCTCCTTTAATTGAAGATATGTATTGAAAGCTCTTTGTTTAATTTTTTCATATTCTCCCTTTGTTCCCAATTCTTGTTCTATATAACAAAACATTACTACATCTAGATTATCAGCCATCTTAACAATATATCTTGCTACGAGATCAAAATCATCTTCTATCGGATAGCCCAATTTTCTATAATAAGTATCTTCTAGAGTCTTTAGATATTCTCTAAACTCTGGATGATCTATTTTTACAGTAGTAAAAATATCCCCTGTATAGATTTCTGGAATATCATGAAGAATAGCCCATTGAAGACATTGTAATTGAGTCTCAGGAGAAACTTTATAATGTCTACATAGATCCATTGTAATTAGGCTTACAAAATAGCTATGAGAAGATACTGATTGGTTATGAGAGTGAATGAGATTAGCAAAACGATTTATATCAGATATATTATACTTTTCTCTATAGTTCTCGATAAAATCATTAATTGTTTCCATCATCTCTATACCATAGAAGAGTTTGTTGAGAAGCATCATAGATCTTTAAGAAGCCATTCTCAATCATCCTATTTCCAATATTCACCTTTCTATCATCAATATTATTAAACTTATATCCTAGAGTAGCATTATACCCTCTCTTAGATAAGAGAGATTGTCTAACATTTAAACCAAGAATTGGATGATACCAAGTAAGACCTATTTGAGTATCAATAACTTTAAAGTTTAGCTTTTGAATAAGATTCTTACTATCATACTTACTAGAATCAATATAAGTGACAACACTTTCTGGATTATATTGTTTTAAGAAATGGTTAAAAATCTTTTCTAAACCACCCTCAATAGACCATCCAATCTTCTCAGTTTGTCTTAGTAACTCATATTCATATCTACTATTGAATCTCTTTTTCTTACTTAGAGACATCACCATTACAAGCTCTCCTTGGTAATAGAGACCATATCTAATATCTTGACCTCTACAACTTCCTAGATTGTAATTATTTTCAAGAAATCTATTAGCTATTGGATATTCAACTTCTCTCAACTCTGTCTCTTCAGCTTTAATAATATTACTTGGCTTTATCATAAGACCAACAACTCTATTAGGAATATCCCAATCCCAAACACCTATGTAGTGAAAATCAAATAGAGAAGCTACATATTGATGTTTATAGTTATGATCTATAGAAATAGATGATCCTATGGAGTAGTTAACTTGGCTAGATATGTTGAATTTGACTAAATATTTGTTCTCCACTAATAGATCATAATAGTAAGCCAAACCCTCATGAATTAAGGTATGACCAATTGAAAACTTAAGACTATTAAGTTTTAAAACCTCAATATAATAATAGAGAATCTTATCTTTATTAAAAGGTTGTTGATAGATCTCCTCTTCTGTATAACCAAATCTTTTTAGACCTAGTTGTCTAATTTTTCTGAATGTTGTTACATTTGATGTATTTAGATTGAGATTTTTATTTGCTTGGAGAGCTTGTAAATCCTCTTCTGAGATCATCTTCTCTAAGTGATAATAAGAGAGATTAGAAAGATCTGGGTAAAGATATCTATATACCCTTACTAGATCTTTCTTTGTTTTAATCCCTAATTTTTTTATAATAAAAGGGATGTCATAGCTACCCTTCTCTGAGTCATTAGATTCTTTAAAAGCTAAGCTCTGCTCAATGATTTCAACTAACTTATTTTCTATAGTCATAGGCCAGCCCTCCTTTCTTTTTATTTAGTACCAAGTATTTCAATAACCATATTAAAGAGATCTTCTACTTCTTTGGCTTTTTCTGATCTATCTTTTTCTGGTTTATTAAACTCAATCATATCTAGAAGCTGATTACATAGTTCTAATCTAGATCCATATACTTGGACTTTATTCTCTAGCTCTTTATTAGACTCATCTAATTGTTTAGATAGTTGGGATAAAACTTTTTTCTCTTCTTTATTACCCTTTTTGATTACATTGATTAGTGTTACTTGATTACCAATAACATCTTCAATGTTACGAATAGCTTGAGCTATTTCTTTAGATAGCTCTTTAATTCTAATAATATTACTTTTTTCTTTACTTTTGCTCAATTTTTGCTTCTCCTTCCACTTTTACATTAAAACTAACTTGAATTATATTTTTCATTCTCTTTCTCCTTTATTCCATATCTTATTTGCTAAGTTATAAGTCTTATCCGTTCTCTCACATAAGTATATATGCTCTTCTTCTGATACTTTTGAATAGAATACTATAGACATATCTAAATACTTTATTAGCTCTTTACTGTCTTCTTCATCTATCTTTATTGGTGCTGAGCCTTTCTTTGATAAGTAGGAGTTGTTTGGTTCAACTCTTAAGATAAAAATTGAACCAAACTCATATGTTCTAGTCATTTGTCCCACCTCTTAAAGAGACTAAGAGCTCCAGCTTGTTTAGTACAAATTGGTAAGAATTCACATCCACCATAGTTATTACAAGAGCCTAAGTTCTTAGGAAACATATCTAATTGAACAACAGCTTCTATATAGTCTGCTTGATCTGTAAGATTACTTACAAAATCATCAATGGCTTCTTGATTAAGATTTGATGGGTTATATCTGTGAAGACTAAGATAGTTTTCAGCATTCAATTCATATTCTCTTCTTAGTCTCAATCTAAATTCTTCAGGAGTCTCTTTAGATCTCAATCTAATTCCACTTTTTCTAATATTAATAATTCCAATATCAAGAATAGGGATATCTAGACCAAACTTTTTCTGAACTAGATAGATATAGGTATAGATTTGAGGAAGATATTGATCATAGTTGGGGGTTTGAGAGCTAGTCTTATAGTCTATTATAATCCACCCATCTTTCCAACCATCATCTGTCTCATATGATACTAAATATATAAGATCTATAATGCCATTAAGTTCATGACTCTTATGAAAAATCTTACTTTTTAAGTCAACTAAGAGATTTAGCTCATGAATCTCTTCAATAATATTATACTTCTTATAGGGCTCAAGTATTTTATCCTTATTCTTTAGATATCCATATACCATGGCTTCAGCTATATATTGATCATCAGTATACTCTTGGCTTTGTCTAAAGCTACCCTTACTAAAGAATGGATCTAGATTAGAAGTATTGTGTTCAATCCCCCAGTGAACAGCCTCTCCTATTTTTAAGGCTTTTGATTTAGAAATAGGAGATAAGCCATCAATATATGATAATTTGAATTTTCTTGGACAACTCAATAAGCTTCCTATCTTACTATTGCTTACTCTCACTTGATCACCTCTCTATTCTTTGATTTAAGCTAAAATTACCAATCAATTTGGTAATTTCAAATAAGGTCTAGTAAATTATACCGGAAGACCTAGATCGATAGCTCTCTTCCAACTTACAAATCTCTTCCATTGACTGGTAGGGTCTTTTTTATCTGTTTCAACATGAATATAGATTCTATTGCCTACTACTAGATCAAGAGCATCTTCAAATACTTCTTCATTATCTAAAAATTCTATTGGTACAATAGATTCTCCATTTTCATCTTCAAACTTAAGAATATCTTGTTTAGCTGATATGAGATTTTTTGAATCTTTTAAAGAATGAAAAGCAAATATCTTTCTATTAGCAACTCCATCTAATTCTGTAATATCAAATCCTGTTTGAGATGATCTGTTTTCTTCAACTTTATAGCCTTCAACAACAACTAGTGTCCAAATTAGTTGAAAGTTTGTTTCAGCCTTATTGAGTCCTAATTTAACTGTATCTACTTCAGCTAGATAATAACCATCAGGAAGATTACTAAAAACCCCTTCTCGATTTTTATCTATTTTAGTATCTCTTGTTTCCTGAAATAAGGATGATAATTTACTCTTTAAATCTGTTGACATTATTTTCTACCTCCATTTTTCATAGCTTCTAATTTAGCTCTAATTTCAGCTAATTTTTTATCTCTATCAGAAATAACTTTAGGTTCTTCTTTTGGTTGCTCTAAAACTACTTCTTCAGTTTTAGTCTCTTCCTTAATAATTTGAACCTCAGAGATTGGAATAGTTACTTCTTCAACTTTGAGATCTTCTTTTGGTTGTTCTTCAACTTTAGGTTGTCCCTTAGTAGTTGATCCTTTTGGTCTTCCAATTTTTTTGGTTCCAGCTTTAGGCTCTTCTTTTGGTTGTTCTAAGACCACTTCTTCAACTTTAAGTTGTTCTACTTTTTTAATTTCTCTGATTTTAACATCAGTCTTGGTTGATTTGTTATATATTACATTTGTGAATATATTCCAATCTAATTCAATGTCTTCAGGGATGTTGTCTGTTGAATCTAATCTAATAACCCCATACTCATTGCTCTTTGGAACTAAGGATAACATTCTTGTTTGTTTGATACCACCTGGGGTATCAGAGACTTTATAATAGGCTCTACAAACAAATCTCATTCTCCCTTCAATTACATCTAATACTTTTTCAGGTAGAAAGTTTGAAGGTCTGAAAGAGTGATGTTCAACACCTCTTCGATCTTTAACTGTAATCATTGTTGAGTGACTTATAAATATCATATCATAGGGTGTTGATAAAAGCTTGAAGATATCAGATAGGAAGGTAGTTCTGATCAAATCCCAACCCTTACCATATCCTAAATCTCCTTCATGTTCAATACCTTTTTTCTCTAAAAGATCATGTCTATACCAACGGTATACATCTTCTAGAAGATCAACAACTATTGTTTTGAACGTGTGTTTACCACTTACAATTTCATTAACAGCTTTTGAAAAAGTATCCATTGTATTAATAGTAGTAGCTGGCTTACTATGATAAACATAATTCCCATCTGTTGATAAGAATAGTGGAGAATCTGCTTTAGTAGCAAAGAAACTCTTACCTACCCCTGGTTCTCCATATATAAGCATTCTTATAGGTTCTCTGTTGTTGATAGGTCTATCAACATTTTGTGGTAATAAACTCATTTTTTCTATCTCCTTTTCTTTTTAATTGTATTATCTGTTTTAGTAGCAAAGAAATTCTTACCCACCCCTGGTTTTCTGTTGTTGGTAGGTCTATCAACATTTTGTGGTAATGAACTCTTACCTACTCCTGGTTCTCCATATATAAGCATTCTTACAGGTTCTTTGTTGATAGACCTATCAACATTTTGTAGTAATAAACTCATTTTTTCTATCTCCTTTTCTTTTTAATTTACATATAAATTATATAATAGAACATATTATAAATCAACTAATATAATAATTTTTTTTATTTTTTTGTTTTGTATCCTAAATAATCAGCTATTTTTTGATAGGAACTATAAATATACCAGTCATAATCTATCCATTCCCACATCTCCTCCTTCCAATCTTGATCTAAGTCTTTATTGAATACAAAGATATTAGTTGGAACATCAGCAAACTTATTGGGTCTACCATTCTTATATTTATAAATGTATGTAGATCCTGGTAGCTTAGAGGCAAATACTCTATTAACTTTAGGGTTACATCCATTTTCTATTATTTGATCATCTTTAACTAGCTTACAATACTCATAAGCTCCTTTCTTGATGGTAAACATAAAGCTTCTAGGATCTCTACCCTTAGCATTCATAATAGTATCTTCAACAGGAATATCATATAGTAAGTAGTCTACAATGGCTTTAGCTCTAATACATCCATTGTTAATAGAAACATAATAAGGAAAGTAGTTTTGTTCTCTCTCATAGTTTACAATCAATTGCCCTTTGATATGAGGTTTCTTTTCTTCCTCATTCCAACCAACATAGTTATTAACATCTTTTTGATAGAACTTCTTGAGAACTGTTAGCTCTAATTCAAAACCTGTTCTCTTCTCCCAATCTTTATAGACCTCTGTAATCTTCTCTTTATTATAAGGAAAGAGCATAATCCCATCTGTATTAGTCTGGATATACTCACAATAAGGAGATACTTTCTCTATAAGATCTATAATAGCCATCTGTCCTATAATCATAATCAAATTACCACAAGAAGGGTCATAAAGTAACTGATGTTTATTTTGGGTAGCTCCAAATACAGTTAGTAGAGCTGTTTTTAAGGCTAAGGCTAATTCTGGATCTATTTTTTTTAGTCTTAATCTCTCATAGTAGAGAATACCATAAGGAGACTCTCTTCCCATTGTTGATGTTGGATCAATAGCTCTAGATAGTAGACCATAATCCATCATGATAAGACTATAGTATCCTTTAACATCTAGATCCCATATCTCATCATAATAACAACACTTTTTGGCTCCATGTAAACCTCCAAGACCTCCTCGATGTTTAATACCAGCTAATTCAAACTTAATTTCTCCCTTTTTCCACTTTTCATTAAGATAGAAATCTCTGACTTCAGGATTATCTATAGTGATGTTTCTACCTTCTAATACATCTTTGATTTTCTTTTCTTTCCAAATACCAGGCTTAGCTCCAAGACCAATAGCTGTTAGTGTAGCTAGAGGTTTACTAATATTACTCATATCTAGATTGAAATAGTCAATCAGAGATTTTTTGATCTTAAAAGAAGCAGAGAAAGACTTCTCTAACATTAGATGAGTAGCATCTAAGTCATGTCTATTATAATGAAGAACAATCTCTAGTTCCTCAGGAGTGAGGGGTCGATCTAAGAGAGCTGGTAGAGGTAATTCTTCAATACTCAAACCAGCATTTGACTCCATTATTTTTAAGGAGTTCATTAGACCAACCTCTTTCATGAGATCTATATAGTTAAAGGGAATTCTTGTCTTCCAAACCCAAGAGTTGTCTCTCTCATCTATCAATTTACATGATACTTTAAAAGATCTTTGAATCATCTCTTGTGTATCAGAGGCTTTTAACATCTCTGATAGAACTGGATTATCATAGAATTCAATATTCCACCCTACCCATACTTCATTTTTTAATAGGAGAAGAGTATCAACTAAGAGATCTAGGTCATTATGAATTTGAATATACTCATAATCTAAGAGCTTACCTTCATTATCTACATCTATTATCTTAAGCCCTGTAATATTATCATATTTATAGATCTCAAGATCAAATATTACAAATCTCATCTCTTAATCTCTTTACTTCTTAAATGATTTTTCAACATAACTTCTGTTTGATAATGCTTTAGTAGCTATGATTAGATTTGATAATGCTTTAACAGCTATGATTAGATCTTCTTTAGTTCTAACTATACAGCTTAAGAACTGGTCTACATAAGTATTGACTTGTTCTTTTTTAGTAAAGCATCTATCATCCATTGTTAGACCAATAATTGGTTTTCTTTGATAACCGGCTCTACCAATCTCACAAGCTGTTCCAGAGTCTATATCTGTTCCATGTAATACTGCTATCAAGATATCAGCTTTGTCAATAGCTTGGTTGTCAGCTTCTTGAGCCCACCGTCTATCTTCATCTGTAGAGTTGAGATCAATTAAGATGGCTTCTTGAGGAAGATATATGTCTACATCTAATTCACATCTTAGCATCTCAACAATCTCCTTGTTCCAGGCTAAGTCTCCTGGGGTAAATAAAGGACCAGCAAAATAGATCTTTAACTTTCCTTCATCATAGATTACTTGTTTGTTTTCAATTTTCATTTTCTTTCACCTCCACTTCTTTAATTAATTCGTTATAATATTCTCTATATTCTCTCACTAACATAATAAGTTTTTCATTTAACTTATTAACAATATCTATTTTCTTAGTGTCTTTAACTTTACCTGATAGTTCATTTATTTTTGACAAAGAATAGTTTGAAACATAAGGTAAATGAAGCTCTTCATGAATTATTTTTTGAAATAAGGCATCCAACTTATGTTCATAATCTATTTTCGCGTCTTTTCTTACTAGAATTAGTCCCCTTGGATAATTATGCTCTCTATATAATCGAATGTTTCTAACAACGTCTTCACTTTTATAGTTGTATTCTTCGCCACTTCTCATAACTCTATAATCATCTAAATCAATAAAGAGATCGAAGGCTTGCATAGTGTGCTCGTCCAATTCAACTCTCGCACTGTAATAATAATTATAAGGTTGATTAGCATACCAACTATTATCTCTCGCTTCACCATACATTTTTAATTGTGCTAATTGTTTTTCATAATTGCCTCCATAAACTGCGTATGCTTGGTAAGTATCAATCATATATGTTTTATCTACCTCATCAGTTTTAACTCTAATGGGTATCCACAGATGATATTTTTGGTCGTTTAAGGAGTCATAATAAAGTGGCAAGTAGTTTTTAAGTTTTTCATTTTCTTTATACAACGCACCATATTTAATTTCTTTCATTTCTTCTCTCCTTTTCTTTTTAATTTACATATAGATTATATAATAGAACATATTATAAATCAACTAATATAATAATTTATTTATATCTATTCTTTTCTTCATCACTCTTATAGAGATTTTCAGTATATTCTTCTCCTAGTTGAATACTCTCCCATCTCCTCCAATCTAACCAATTGTTCATTATAATAATATTATAGATAACTGTCTTATTTTGACCTATTCTATGAAGTCTATCTATTCCTTGAGCCCAGTTAGCATAGTCTGGTAAACTATATACAATACAGTTATTATATTTTTGAAAGTTCTTTCCTGTAGATCCTGAGGAGAATTGTATGAGGAGAACATTCTTAGTATTAGAGAAGATAGTATTTTCATCATACCTATCATAGAAAAAGGTATCTTTGATATCACCATTATAGACATCTATATTATACTCTAGTTGATTACATATATCAAATATTTCAAAGAACTCTGGTTGGAAGTTATAGAAGATGACATAATTATTGGGTTCTTCTTCAAGAATACTTCTGAGCTTATTCAATCTAGATTTTTCTAGATAGACATATTCCCCTCCATTACCTAGAAAGCCACTACATATCTCTCTACTTCTTAGGTAAGCTGATCCAATAGTCTCAGCTATATATCCATACATGTTTCTATAGTTAGGATTCTTCTTACCTCCAATCCTCTCAAGAGTGTATAGATCAAATTCTTTAGTATTTGGTATAAGAATCTTATTAAAGATCTTATCTGGTAAGTTTACAACTTCTTCTTTTTTGATAGAAATAGAAAATCTATGAATGTAATCCATTAACTCTTCTTCATTTTTATATCCTACTATTGGTTGTTGATAGGAGAGTAGCCCAGGGTTATTACCTAATATACACCATCTTCTAATGAATTCTGTCTTAGTGATATCAGCTCCAAGTAATTGAAGTTGAGTTATTATGTCTTCATATTTTTTGTGATATGGTGTTCCTGTTAAGACATAGATACCAGTTAGAGTCTTACACTCTCTAACTATCTTTTTTACTACTCTACAGTTATTACTACTCATATTTTTTACTCTATGAGATTCATCAATAATAATAACTGAGTCTTGTTTTCTAGATCTTGATATAAAATCTTTAATAGGATCTTTGAGAAGAAAGCCGTACTTCTTGTACTTACTTCTAGCTTCTTGATCTTTTCTATAAAGAGATTCATAATTACAAATAGTTATTGAGGGATTGTTTTCTATCTGAGAAGCCCAGTATCTCCAACTACCTTCTAGCTCCTCTGGTTCATCTACCTTAGCTTTAATAGTTATTATTAGAATGTTAGTAGCTTTTTTGGCTTCAGCTAGAGCAAGAGATACAACAGTCTTTCCTAGTCCCATCTCTAAGAAGAGACCAAGACTATAATCATCTTTATGTTTGTCTATAATAGACTTTTGCCAGTCAAATAGCTTATCATAAATCATTTTTAATTACCTTCCTTGTTATACCTCTTTTTGGTGTTATCGACTAATTCTTGTAAAGTTTTCAAATGTTGTTCTTTTAGTTTATATATTTTATAAGACATGATGATATAGATAATTAATAACACAATGGATAATAGTATTAATATAGCTTTAGGTGTCATGATT